CACAGACAGAGAGAAAAAGTCGCGAAAAGTTCGAGGAAGTACTAACAAGTACTTTCCGACCTAGTGAGGAAACTATCGTTAAACTCACCGCGGCTGCTAGAAGGATAGGAGGAATTTGTTCCAAACTCCACCCAACTCCTTTATCCGAAGGATCGGCACACCTTAGTGTGACGTCATCCGGAGAACTGAATCATCCCGTGGGCGTAGGCGCACAGGCTGCTGCAGTAAAAGAGGCAATGATCAGAATACTGACCAGAGTCCCTTTAAACGACGAAGAAGAGCAAACGCCATTCGGAGTCGTTAACCATAAAGAAGGTATTCCAATTTGGAAAACCCTCTTCAGGTCAGAGGAAGACCTAATCCTCTTCGAGGATATGGAATTTCTCTTCCCATTAGAGGAGGAGTCAGAAGACTTCACCGAAATGGGTATGTTTGCCGGACTCGACAGAGCCACGGGTAAACAGATTCTGTATTGTGCTTGGAAAGATTCCGAACACCTTCCAGAAATACGGGCCGAGTGCGTCCCAGAGATGGGAAACAAGGCACGTATAATAACAGTCGCGCCATACTGGCTCGGCGTTATTCAAGCTCCATTGGGCCACTTACTAGTGGAAGCAATGAAGTTTCATCCATCCGTTTTCTCAAGCTTCGTCCGACAGGACCAAGCTTGGGCAGCGGTAGGACAGATGACTCGAAAGGGCTATCGCCTTGACAAGAGTCATTGGGTGCTTAGTAGCGACCTAAAGGACGCCACGAACGCACAACAACATGAGCTTACTAAAAGTATGCTCATGGGGTTTATGTACGGTTTCGGTCTTATTAAAGATCAAGACACATACGTTAAACTAGCCATCGACACGATAGGGCCGAGACTAGTCACAAGCAGAGGGGATGAACTATCGTTTATCTCATCTACTGGCATAATGATGGGTGAGCCTTTGGCTAAACCATCATTAACGTTACTCAATCTAGCGATTGAGGAATTAGCATACTTACAATCTATCGATCGTGAGGATTTGCTATTTACAAATGAACCCAGTCCCTATCGGGAATGGAGATTCATTCATATTGGAGGGGACGACCACCTAGCGGTGGGACCACTCCAAATATTTAGAACTCATCACTCAGAACCATCTGAATGCGGGTTCTCACATAGATCCGTGAAAACACGGTTATTCTCAGATCTGTGTTAAGTACTGTGAGCGCTTGATAAACATATCAAACCTCCTAGAGTACCATATCCGACTCGGCGAAGGGACCACTAGTAAGTGGATCTTCTTCGAAGATTATAATCACTCGATTATAATCGACGGGGTCAAGATACGACTTCTTGAACGTGGTCAATCGACTATGCTCAAGAAGGACAACAAGAATGTTGCGATTGGAAAATCTCAACAACTTGGAAAGACCTTGAGGTGGTTATCAGTAGATAAACACTTCTGGCCTACTGGAAAGAAAGAATCCATCAGGAATCTTTTTGTCCATCGCATGGGACCGTTATTACCTAGTAAGGCAATACATCCCCGTGCGTACAACCATATGCTTTTACCAACTACCGTTGGGGGCTATGGTTTAGGGCTCCCGGAAGAATACAAAAATGCAGTCTTCCAGTCGCCTGAACCCACGCAGTGGCTTTTCAAAAAGATACTGCTAGGGTTAGATGTTACTGAGGAGATACGTCTTTTTAGACGTCTCAACACTAACACAGCTGCTCGAGGTATCGAGAAACTCGATGCCAAGAAGGAGCTAATACTGAACGA